GTTGATATATTTATAATAAAATTGGATAATAATCATGGCTGAAAAACACAAAAGCAAGTACAAAGCACCAAAAGATTTAGAAAAATCTCAAAAACCAAAAACTAGAAAAGATTTAAAAGATTATACTACCGACGATAAAGACGGTGGGTTGAATCCTAAATCTACTAAAGACAAACAACTTAACGTACTTCGCAAAACTGATAAAGCCGTTCAAGATGATGGAAAACTATATCCATCTTATAATGCTGATGATCGTCTTTATAAAGATTTAGAAGATGGCGAATGGGATCCAAAAACTGCAGCAAAACGTTTAAAGAAACGACAAGATGCTGAAGAAAAAGATGTAGAAGATGTTTTAAAAGATAAAATTGAAAATCTAACTCGCGAACAAAAAGAAATTTTAGTTCGAGAATATATCCGCAGAAAAATTGTTAAAGTTTTAAGAGAACAAGCAGAAGCACCTACAGAAGAAGAACCAGTAGAAGCACCAGTAGAAGAACCAACAACTGATGTAGCTACCGAACCAACTCCTGCAGAGCCAGCTCCAGCTACAGAACCCGCTGCAGCTCCTGCCGCAGATCCAACTGCACCAACAGCACCAGCAACTGACACAGCAGCGCCAGCAACTGACACAGCAGCGCCAGCACCAGATGCTACTGCAGAACAGCCTGCAACTGAATTAGACCCAGAAGCAGAACAATCATTAGCTATACAAAAATTTGTTAATCATTTACGCGAAAAAGAAGTAGGGAATATTGCTAGAATCAAAGCTATTTCTAAAGTAATGAGTGCAGTATTAAAAGATGCCGAACCGGAAGATAAATCAAATTTCTATACAATGCTACGTCAGTTAGCTATTAGTAAGTTACAAAAAAGCGAAAAATAAATAAACAAAAAAAGTTATGTCTAAAAAGTTACAAAACATTAAAGCTATCCAAGAAATGTTGGAGGGCACTCACAAATTCCAAACTAAAAAAACAGTTGGATTTTCTGATGCTAAAGATGCTGCTAAAAAATCTGAACACCATGAAGTTGGAGATATCTGGGAAGAAACAGATACTGCAGGTAATGTATATGTTGTAGAACAACGTGATGGGTTCCGAATTCGTAAAACAAAAAATTCAGAAATATTTCAATCAATTCGAGAAGAAATGCGTTCATTTCCTAATTGTAGGAAAGAAACATGTACATGTATTAAAACAAATCATGTAGACGAAAAAATGAGAAAAATACATGGTATGTGTTTTGATTGTGTAATTGAAATGGAACATGAAATGCGAACTGCAGGTACATATGAAGAATATGAACAAAATAAAATTCGAGAAAATGCACTAGCATGGTTACGAAATGCAGAACGAGATGTTGAACTATTAAAACAAGCATATACACAAGCTTCAAAGTTTGTAACAAACGCCGAAGGAGAAACAGAAACTTGGACTGCTAAAATGACAGTAGAAGAATTTGAAGAAACTATTGAAAAACAATTCGCAAAATTCAAAGAAAATTTTTTAAATAAACTAAATGGGGTTGAAGAAACAAATGAAAACAATTAAAAACATTGTATTAGCAGTTGCTGGAATTATCGGTGCAGTAGTTGCATTTTTCTTATTTACAGGAAAAAGAAAATCAAAAAAAATTGAAAAATTAGATCAAGCTGTAGCAACAAATAAAAAACATGTTGAGCGCATCGAAACTGAAGTAAAACAAGTTGCAAAAAAACGCAAAGCAGTTAAAAAAGAAATTGCTGAAGTAAAACAAGAAATTGCAGAGTTAGAAACAGCTAAAGAAAATTTAACAATTGAAGAAAAGCCTGCAGAAGAAGTAAAAGAGAATATCTTGAAACAAACACGCAGAGGTCGTCCTAAAAAGGCATAATATGAAAAAAATATTGTTATTATCATTATTTGTTGCAACATTGAGTCATGCTCAAAAAACTAAAAAAGTTGCACCTGATACTGTTTGTTTTACAAAAGAACAAGCAGCAGATATTTCTTTCGTTTTAGATTCATTATGGGCAGCAGATGATATTAATAATGGATTAATTGCATCTTACAAAAGATTAGCAAAAAAACAAGATTCTTTAATTGCATTAGATTCAATTCAAATTGTTAAGCAAGATAGCATCATTGCATATCAAAAAAACATTGTAACAGATTTAGAAAAGAAAATTGATTTGTTACAACCAAAATGGAATGATAAAAAATCAGTTTGGTTTGGATTCGGTTTTATCACAGCATTAGGTTCTGGTATATTAGTTAATCAACTTATAAAATAATATGAGTCAAAATATAAAACAGATCATACAACAACAGTACACAATGTGTGCTAAAGATCCTGTTTTTTTCATGAGACAGTATTGTTATATTCAACACCCGAAAAAAGGTAAAATTAAATTTAACCTATATCCGTTTCAGGAAGATTCATTAACAGAATTACGAGATAATCGATACAACGTAATTCTTAAGTCTCGTCAGTTAGGTATATCAACTCTTTCAGCAGGTTTTGCTCTTTGGAGCATGTTATTCAAAGAAGATTTCAACGTACTTGTTATTGCAACAACTCAAGAAGTAGCAAAAAACTTAGTAACAAAAGTACGTGTCATGCATGATAATTTACCTAGTTGGTTAAAAGGTAATATTGAAGCTGATAATAAACTTTCTCTTAAATTTAAAAACGGCTCACAAATTAAAGCAGTATCATCAGCAACTACTGGTGCACGTTCAGAAGCACTTTCATTGCTAATTATAGATGAGGCTGCCTTCATTCGTAACATTGAAGAAATTTGGGTAGCATCGCAAGCAACATTATCTACGGGTGGTGGAGCTATTGTATTATCAACACCTAATGGCGTCGGTAATTGGTTTCACTCAGTATGGTCAGAAGCTGAACAAGAAATAAATGGATTTCATACAATTAAATTGCATTGGACCGTACATCCAGATCGAGATCAGCAATGGCGAGATGAACAAACTAAATTATTAGGTGAACGAGGTGCAGCACAAGAATGTGATTGTGACTTTATTTCATCAGGACATACTGTAGTTGATGGCGGCATATTAATGGATTATGAATTAAAATGCACTGAGCCTATAGAAAAGCGTGGATTTGATAATGCTTATTGGATATGGGAATATCCTAACTACGAAAAAGATTATATAGTAGTAGCTGACGTTGCACGAGGTGATGGGGGCGACTGGTCTACATTCCATGTTATTGATGTACAAGATGTTGTACAAGTTGCAGAATATAAAGGCAAATTACCACCTAAAGATTTTGGTAATATGTTAGTATCAGTTGCAACAGAATGGAATAATGCATTGCTAGCAATAGAAAATGCAAATATTGGTTGGGCAGCAATTCAACCTGCTTTAGATCGAGGCTACGAAAATTTATTCTATACATATAAAGATGATGGTTATGTTGATGTAGATGTACAACTTAAAAAAGGTTATGATATGAAAGATAAGAGCCAAATGGTTCCTGGAGTATCAACAACATCTCGTACACGCCCATTAATGATATCAGCTTTAGAAATGTATATGCGTGAGAAAACACCAGTTATTCGAAGCAAACGTTTGATACAAGAATTATTTGTATTTGTTTGGTTAAATGGAAAAGCTCAAGCACAGAACGGATATAATGATGACCTCGTAATGTCATTTTGTATTGGATTATGGCTTCGCGATACATCTTTAAAATTACGACAACAAGGAATTGAACTACATAAACGAACATTAGGTCAATTTCAAAAATCTTCACAACAAGTTATATTTACAGGCAAAGCTGCACCTGGTGCAGATGGGTGGACATGGAATAATGGACACAACAACGAGAATTTGACCTGGCTTCTGTAACTAGTTATATTTATATTAAAAATAATATACTATGGCGTCATTAAGAAAACGTTTACAGAATTTATTTAGTACCAATGTAATTGTACGTGCATATGGTAATGATAAATTAAAAGTAATTGATACTAACCGTTTACAAGGGGTTGGTAATTTAAATCAAACTAAAGTAGCAGACCGTTATACAAGAATGCATGGTGCTAATAAGCACATGGTGGGTGGTATGGGAGGATATGATTCCAACTACTATATGCATCAAAATCGTATGCAACTTTATGCTGATTATGAAATGATGGATCGCGATCCAATTATTAGTTCAGCACTTGATATATATTCAGATGAATCTACATTAGCAGATCAATTCGGTGATATTTTAACTATCAAAACAAATAATACTAAAATACAAAAAATACTTTATAATTTATTTTATGATATTTTAAATATCGAATTCAATCTTTGGACTTGGATTCGCAACATGACAAAATATGGCGATTTCTTTTTAAAATTAGATATTGCTGAAGAAATTGGAATTTTAGCAGCTCGACCACTTTCTAGTTATGAAGTAGAACGTTTTGAAGAATATGATGAAGCGACCGGTGTTTACAAAATACAATTTCGTCATGTAGGTTCTCCAAATATAACATA